TTACAAGTCTACCTCAGTCTCCTCTAAAAATTTGACGCTTATCTGCCCATCTTCTGAAATTGTAATACTGTCTAATACCTGACACATCTCGTACGAATCGAATTCCCAGGAAGGCTTGTTTATCATTTCAGCTAACAATGTACTATAATGCTTTTCTAGCGGACGATTTTCTTCTAGAATCTTATTACACTTTCCATGCAGTAGATCTACGTTCTCACTCAATAATTCTACAGCCATTACTACGGCTTTCCCTATCCCTTAACATCAAAAAAAGAAAGGACAAATATTATCCTTTCTCGTTGTTAAAATTTTTGTCACCCACTACAGTTGACAAAGAGCCGAAAAAACTCTACATTTGAGCCCTTTCTCGTATCCTATTATCTCAATGATTATACCAATTTATATCAACTAAATTAAATCAGCATCCTTAAGTAGTTCCTCAATAAATGTTCCCTCGATTTTCTTCACAGCACGTTTTTCAAATAATTTCACCAAGAACGGAACTTTCACATCGGCTAATTTCTTACCATCCATCAAACGGTTTGTTGATTTTGTAAGAACGCGTAAATCGTAAGCTGAAGCAAACACTTCAGGCACACCACGATCGACATCAAGCAATGTATATACAGCTTCCATCGCTGTACGAACAGAATATTCTGTTGTGAACACTGTATCGCGAGGAGTTTCAGCGAAGTTACCGATGAAGGCAATATTTTTTGAACCGTTTGGAACAACGAGTGGACGGTCGCCATCTTTACGAGCCATGAAGTAGCTTGTGATATAAGGCATGTAGCAAGGAACAGTGTTGCATCCTTCGCTAGCAAATTCATGAATCAATTCTTCTGGAACACCCATGTGGTATAACCATTCTTCGGCAATTTCAATTCCTGTACATTCTTCGATTGGTTTTTCCACATAGTTTCCTTTTATTCCTGAATATAATCCGTAAATCCATACGACTAATTCATCTTTACTTTGTGCTTTAAAGTGTGGTTGACGGTTTAATGTGTAGCTCATCATCCAGTTTGAGTCGCGAACCGTTACGATTCCTCCTGTTACCACTTTTCCAGCATAAGGGTCACGTTTAGAGATTTTTTGAATGTATTCAGCGATACGTTTATCTTTTACAGTTGTAGTGGCTGAAACGAACCAGCTTTGATCTGGCAAGTTTTCACAGAACACTTCTGGATGTCCAAAACGTTCATCTTGTTTGGCTAAGTTTTTCCATAAGCTCCATGACCCACCTATGGTGCAGTAATGACTGCGATTAATAAGCTACTTGCAGGTGGGAACAATATGATAAAGACACTGGAAGAGAATATTCATGCTGTGATTGGCGAAACCACAGAATACCAAATTTCAGAGATTAACAACTCACTAGAGGAAAAACAAAAAGAACTAATCAAGCTGGCGAACAAGGGTCAAGACTATGACCACTTAGCAGATGAGATTGATGAGCTGAGAGACAAGCGACAGATCCTTTTAGTAGAAGATGCCTCCCTCAGTGGCGAGAACGAGCGAATCAATGAGCTGATTGAATTTATCCGCAAGAACAAATTCCGCACCTTAGAATATGATGATAAGCTTGTAAGGAAGATAATCCAGAGCGTTACAGTCTATGAAGGCCACTTCGTCATAGCCTTCAAATCTGGCATCGAAATGGAAATATGAAAACCAGAAGTAAATAGCCCATGACTCTACAGTAGAGTTGTGGGTTTTCTTTTGCTTGCTGATTATAATAATATTTTAATAACTATTGTGTTTATCAACCAAATGGTTTATAATATTCTTAGCGTAAACTTGGAGGTGCTGTATGACTACGGCAGAAATGATTAAAGAACTGTGTGAGCAAATGAATATAAGTGTTTCCGAACTTGCTAGACGTATTGGCCAGACTCCACAGAATTTCAATAAAAAATTACAACGAGAAACAGTAACCTTGGATGAGTTGAAGGCCATTGCTGATGTGCTAGGTGTCAAGTTTGTGCAGGCATTTATTTTACCAGATGGAGAAGAAATAAAAATATCTAACGAATAAAGGAGGATGTTTATATGGTAGGTAATGTTATTCAAATAGTAACAGAGAAATTATCATCTTTGCCTTTTATAGAAGGCATCGTATTAGGGGGCTCACGTGCAAGAGGCACCCATACAGAAAATTCTGATATAGATATCGGAATCTATTACAATTCAGACTCATTTGACCTGACAGCGATTAATCAAATTGCTACAGAATTGGATGATAAAAATAGAAACAACCTTGTTGTGCCTCCCGGAGCGTGGGGTGATTGGATTAATGGCGGCGGATGGTTATTTATAAATGGGTATCATGTTGACTTGATTTTACGTGATATAAAACGGGTAGAACAAATAATCAAAGATACGGAGCAAGGAATTGTTACTGCCAATTATCAGACCGGGCATCCCCATGGTTATATAAGTGCAATGTATCGTGGAGAATTAGCGATTAGTAAAATACTATATGCTAAGAACGAAAGCTTATGCGAATTAAAAAAGCAGGCAGAAATTTACCCTACTGCTCTAAAGAAAAGCTTGATGAACTTTTTTATATTTGAAGCTGAATTCTCTTTAATGTTTGTAAAAGCAAATGCGGGGGTAGAGGATAAATATTATATTGCAGGCCATGTTTTTCGTATTATTTCATGCTTAAATCAAGTACTATTTGCATGTAATAATGCTTATTGCATTAACGAAAAGAAAGCTATAAAACTGCTTGAAACTTTTGAATATAAAACTGAAAAATATGCCGAAAGAGTTAATCATATTTTTGAAGTACTCGGTCTTTCTCTTTTTGAATGCTACGATATGACCGAGAAACTTTATAAAGAAGTGAATGAAATTGTATCGGAGATAAATAACTTTTTAAACGAGGAGAGTTCAGATGAAAGAAAACAAATATGATGATAATATATTTTTTCAAAAATACAGTCAAATGAGTCGCTCGCAGAAAGGACTGGCTGGTGCGGGAGAATGGGAGACTTTGAAAAAGATGCTACCTGATTTTAAGGGTAAGCGTGTGCTTGATTTAGGATGCGGCTATGGATGGCACTGTATATATGCGATGGAAAACGGTGCTTCCTCTGTAGTAGGTGTTGATATTTCTCATAAAATGCTCGAAGTAGCAAAAGGAAAAACCCATTTTCCACAGATTGAATATGAATGCTGTGCCATAGAAGATGTGGATTTCCCAGAGGAGAGCTTTGATGTAATACTAAGTTCGCTTGCGTTTCATTATGTAGCAGACTATGAGAATTTAATAAAAAAGATATATAGGATGCTGAAGGCTGGTGGCAATTTAGTTTTTACAGTTGAACATCCTGTTTTTACTGCTCATGGAACACAAGACTGGTATTATAACGAAAAAGGAGAAATACTGCATTTCCCGGTGGACAATTATTATTATGAGGGCAAACGGACAGCTATGTTTTTGGAAGAAAAGGTTACAAAATATCATAGAACACTGACCACATATCTAAATACACTGCTTTCAAATAGTTTTATAATAAATCAGATTGTGGAGCCACAGCCGCCAGAGAACATGATGGATATTCCGGGGATGGCGGATGAAATGCGACGCCCAATGATGCTGATTGTATCGGCAAAAAAGAAGATGTAATAATATAGAAAAAATAAACGAGGAGTATGTAAATGAGATCAGAAAAAGAAATGATGGATTTAGTACTTTCTTTAGCAGAACAGGATGAACGTATTCGAATTGTGACCCTTGAGGGGTCACGCGCAAATATTAATATACCTAAAGATGAATTTCAGGATTATGATATTACATATTTTGTAAGTGATATAGAACCGTTTATATCTAATGATGACTGGCTTAATCAATTTGGGAATATAATAATGATGCAAAAGCCGGAGGATATGGAATTATTCCCACCTGAAGAAAAGGGATTTTCCTATCTTATGCTATTTGATGATTACAATAAAATTGATCTTACCTTATTGCCCTTGGAAGAGTTAGATAATTACCTAAAGGGCGATAAATTAATAAAGGTTCTAATTGATAAAGATTGTAGAATTAAAAGGGACATAGTTCCGACTGATATAGATTATCATGTAAGAAAGCCAAGCGCAAGGGAGTATGATGATTGCTGCAATGAATTTTGGAATGTAACACCTTATGTTATTAAAGGATTGTGCCGCAAAGAGATACTGTTTGCAATCGATCATCTGAACCAGATTCTACGGTTTGAACTACTTAGGATGATGTCGTGGAAGGTTGGGATAAAGACAGAATTTTCATTAAGTGTTGGGAAAAATTATAAGTATATTAACAAATACATTGATGAAGATCTATGGAATAGATTATTATCTACATATCGCATGGATTCCTATGAAAATATTTGGAAGTCATTATTTATATGCCACCAATTGTTCAGGGAAGTGTCCAAAGAGGTAGCAGAACTACTGGGGTTTGATTATCCAGAGTATGGTAAGAACATAACAAGATATACCGAGGACATGTATAAAAAATATGTTGAAAATGACTATTTTTAAAGATTAGCAAAGATTATTAACCATAAGCAAGGGGTGTAAATGTATGGAAAGTACTGATGTTATAAATGAAATTAGAGGTAGGGTGTTTATCAAAAGATTATCTTATTATACCACTAAAAACGAAAAAGACCACAACCTTTCGGTCACAGTCACTTACAAGTCTACCTCAGTCCCCTCTAAGAATTTCACACTTATCTGCCCATCTTCTGAAATTGTAATACTGTCCAATGCCTGACACATCTCATACGAATCGAATTCCCAGGAAGGCTTGTTTATCATTTCAGCCAACTTCGTACAATAATGCTTTTCTAGGGGACGATTTTCTTCCAGAATCTTATTCCACTTTCCATGTAATAGATCCACGTTCTCACTCAATAGTTCTACAGCCATTACTACGGCTTTCTCTAACGTTTCTTCATCAATATGGTTATTCTGACAGCCAATCTGTCCTTTGACCCTATATCGATTGTTACATTGCCAAACCTTGCGTTTACCTCGACTGGTGGTCCAGTTCTTTCGACCAAAGGCTGAACCACATTCTTTACAGAACACCTTAGTTGTAAAAGGGTTATCGTCATTTTGCATGATATAGGACTTGAGCTGATGCTCCTCTCGGTAGGCTTTCCTCCTTTCCAATTCCAACTGTACTAATTCCCAAGTGTCTTTGTCGATAATAGCTTCATGGCTATTTTCTACATAGTATTGGTTAACCTGACCATCATTTTCCGTTCGTTTCTTGGTGAGGAAATCCACGGTGTAGGTTTTCTGAAGAAGGGCATCGCCCTTGTACTTCTCATTCTGAAGCATTTTCAATATGGAACTTGGGTACCAGTTAGCCTTTCCTGACCAACCAAGAACGTCTCGGTCGTTGAGGTCTCTAGCGATGCTTTCAGGGGTGTATCCTTTTAAGAATCGCTCATAGATGTATCTAACCACTTCAGCTTGTTCTCGATTGATGATAAGGTTGCCATCCTTATCCTTATCGTAGCCCATAAACTTGGTGGTGTTGACTCTGACCTCACCACGTTCGAATCGCTTTCGGATACCCCAAGTGGCATTCTCAGAAATTGACCGTGATTCGTCTTGAGCAAGGGATGAAAGTATGGTCAAGAGAACTTCTCCTTTTGAATCAAGACTATCAATGTTCTCCTTCTCAAAAGTCACGCCAACACCCAGTTCTTTCAGCTCTCGGACATACTTGATACAATCAAGGGTGTTTCTGGCAAACCGACTGATCGACTTGACCAAAATCCTATCCACCTTACCTGCCCTACAATCTTGTATCAAGCGGTTAAAGGCATCACGTTTTTTGGTATTGGTTGCTGAAATGCCCTCATCCGCATAGATGTCAACTAACTCATAGTCCTCGTGTTTAGAGATGAACTCTCGGTAATAATTTACTTGGTTTTCATAACTTGATAGCTGTTCTTCTTGGTCGGTGGACACTCGACAATATGCGGCTACCTTGATTTTCTTCCTGACCTGATGAAGAACGCTGGTCTGCACTTTCTTGGCCGGAATAACTGTAATACTTTTCCCCATCTCTATCTCCTTCTATTACTGTAACTGGTGAGTTTATCTCCCAATTTGAAATATCTACTTCTGGCACTCGCATTCCCTGACAGGCTACTTTTCCCTCTTTTATGTATTTGGAACAGCACCAAACAATTTTTTTCTTGTAAGAAACTTGTCTCTTTAATGTCGAACCACAATGCTGACACTTTAACAACCCAGTAAATTTATAGGTTTTGTTTCTACCTTTTTGCCATCTTCTACTATTTAACTTATCTTGGACTCTTTGCCAATCTTCTTTTGAAATAATGGCGTCATGATTATCTTCTATCAAGTATTGTTCAAGTTCTCCTTGGTTCAATATTTTAGGACCATTCACACCATCATGGAAATACTTCTGCAGTAAGACTGAACCTTTGTATTTTTCATTGCTTAACATTTGACGGATTGTTGTGTCATGCCATTTAGCACCTGTAACAGTCGCAACTCCCTTTTCATTTAAGTGTTTGGCAATACGATGTGTACCATTTCCTGCAAGATAAAGTGAAAATATTTCCCTAACTATTAAGGCTTCTTCTGGATTGATAATCAACTCACCGTTTTCGTCAACATCGTATCCTAAGAATCGCTTGGTGTTAATGACCAGCTCTCCTCGTTGGAATTTCTTCTGAAAAGCCCAACGTTGATTGCCACTCATACTCCTTAACTCGTCCTCGGCAATACTTGCTAATACTGAAAGCATCACTTCCCCTTCACTTGAAAGGGTATGAATGTTTTGTTCCTCAAAGAATATGTCTACTCCAATTGCCTTCAGTTCACGACTAATTTCAAGAACTGTAACCGTGTTTCTGGCAAAGCGGGCAATAGACTTGGTGTGGATAACATCAATCATACCTTTACGACAATCTTCAATCATAGCTTGAAAATTTGGACGATTATCCTTAGAACCAGATATACCTCTATCATGATAAACACCTACAAAATCAATATCGTCTCTATTGGAATACAGGTTTTCAAAATACTGTTTCTGATTTTCTAACGATTCTAACTGACTTCCATTGGTCGTCGAAACTCGAATGTAGGCACAGACTCTCTTCCTATGTTTTTGTCTATTGACTCTAATCTTCTTTACGGACATTTACTCTCCTTCCTATGTAATGGCACACTATATATCACTCTAAAAAGGATATTAGTCAAGTTATCAGACAAACTAATTCGACCTGATAAATTTATGCCATAGTTCATGGAATACAAATATTCCTCCTACTTTACTAGGTAGGTTTGGGAGCGATTTTTCCGCACTTTTTGAAAAAAAGGCAAAAAAATAAAGCCTGATGTTCCCACCAGGCTTATATCTTAATTATGAAATTCTAAACCAACCAACAACTTTACCAAGTTTAACTGTTCCAGTAGAATCGTAGAGTGAGCCATCCGCCATCCATTGACGTTTCACACGACGAGTGATACCACCGCCACCAATTTCCAATTGGTCATTGATACCGTTCTTATTATGGTCAGAATATCCATCAATATTCTGTTCCACACCATCAATACTTTTTCCATCTGAATCCGTCACACAGACACCAATGTGACCATATACCAAACCATCCGTCTGAATGACATAAAAATCACCTGCTTTAGGATTCACACCCCAAGCATCGTAGATTACTTGAAAACCATTTGATTTTGCTTTCTTCAAACAATCAATGGCGTTAGTATAGGACATATTCTTGTCCGTAAGTTCTTGAACAATCTTATCCACCAAGGCAACACACTGTCCGCCATAAGGGTTAGATGGAACAGTCACCTTTTGACCGACCTTAGATAAAGCGGACGCAACCACACGGCTTGCAACACTGGTTGGAATAGCGGTTGTTGTCCTTGAAGCCGCGTTGACCTTTAGAGTTTGTCCAACTCTTAAAATATCCGTCTTCTTCAAGCCATTTACCGCAAGAAGAGCATCAACTGTTAAACCAAACTTCCGAGCGATTCCATAATACGTATCGCCTTTCTGTGCTTGATAGGTCTGCTCACTATGGCCTTTAGTTGTTCCTTCCACATCCTGCTCAAGCACCCAAGACTTGATTCCATCAAGTAGATATGCTCTCTTACTGTTGGAATGGTGAACATTCTTCACTTGGAGGATTTTGTAGGTGCGCCCCTTGACCCAGTTGGCGATTTTCTGACCAGTCTGATAATGAGTAGCATGAGGCAACACCCTAAGACTATCACCAACAAGATAGATTGGTTTTGAAGGAGTTCCTGAACTCCCAACGGTTGAACTGGGTGTCGAGGGAACTATGGTCTTGACTTCAACCCCTGTTATAGCTGATACCAGACCTCTCGCAATATCCTCTTTCTTGTTCTCAAAAATCGCCATATCTTGTTCATTATCAATGAAGGCAATTTCCACCAAACGATAGGTGTATCCACGACTTGCTGCTTGGTTGGCATTATAGAGCCAATCTACCTTCTTAATGCCACGATTTTGGAAATAACGTGAAAGAAGAGATAGGATAGCCATATCTTCCTTATCCGCTTCTAAGGAAGATTGAATCAAGACTTCTGTTCCTTTGGCACTACCATTAAAGGCATTGAAGTGCAATTCAGTAATCGAGTCGTATCCCTTACCAATACTAGTAATACTCCGATAATCATAAACATTTTGTTCGGTAATAAAATCAATCTGTTGTCCACTGTACTTAGACATTAACTTGGCTAATTCTCGAACCTTTCCTGCTTCTGTGATGCCTAGTTTGGTATTCACAGCTCCAGGATCATAGCCTGTTCGCCCTTGACCATGACCACAAATGACTAGATGTTTTCCCATATCTTCTCACCTCTCGTTGATTTGTTTTAAGATTGCTTGTAGTTTCTCAGGTATTGGTAGACCAATTCGAACGGTATTTTCTAGAATACTTAACCCCTCATTACTGAGATAAAAGAAAATGACCATGGTTCGAATCGTTCCTCCTTGCTTGATAATGGCTGTATCAATCAGATGACCTAGTGAAACTAAAAATAAAATGGCTATCTTTTTAAAGATGCCACGAAAACCGATACTACTTGACAATTGTTTCTCTACAACTGCCGCAAAAATTCCTGTTAGATAGTCAATAATAATGAAGACAAGTAGGGCATAAAGGATACCATCCAACTCTCCAAATAGACTACCAATCAAGCCTCCAATCATGGAAAATAAAATCTTATTAAGAGTTAACAGTTCCTTCATCGGTCACCTCACTTTCTACTGAACCTTCCTGCACAATGGCAGGGTCTGACCAATCCGGTTGACCATTCTCATCAAACCGCATCAGATAAAAACATTCATGGAATAAATCAGAAAGGTTCAGAGTTAATGTCGTACTACCCCACTGATTAAAAGCCCAAACTGTTTCTGTTGTAACCAACTGCCGCTTTCCATTTTTAATGACAGGCCGCCTTACTTCTTCAAGATACATGTAAAAATCCTGCTCTGCTGTCTTACAACGAATGAATTCTCCATTCTTACGCATGTAAGTGAGAGCTGTCTCCAAATCAAATGGTTCTGTTATTTTGTCAATATTGAGAAGTGCCATGATAACTATTCTCCTTTCCCTTCTTCAGGTTTTGTCTGAACTTCTAATAGCTCAGTCAATTCCTGTTTTTCTTTACGCAATAGGCTAAGTTCCTCATCCCTTTCCACCAATTGAATAGCAATGAGGTTCTTAGCGGTAATTTCATCAGATAGCTTTGTGACAAGCTCCTGGATAGTTAGTTTTAGTGATTGGTTGATTTGTTCTATATTCATCTGTGAACTCCTTTATTTAATCGTATCCCATGTCAAGATGACGTCACCTCGACCTGTGATGTTTACTAAGTGTTTAAAATTATGATTGAATTGATGAAGTACATCTTTCAGGCTGACATAGGTTGTCCCATTTCGATAGATGCGGATATCACCGATATTCAAGATGGAACTTGGTCGGTCGGATGCTTTAAAGGCATCAATACTCAATCGGTTAGGCAAGGTTACTATTTCCCACCCATCTGGATTGGTATATGGGGCACTGGCTAAACGTACTTTATCACCTACCACATCAATTTGGTCGGTATCAGTACCATTCCATGCTCGAATTCCTACAAAGCCACCGTCATTGGCATTCCAGTTGTTCCATCGATTCGAACCGATAATGGTTACACCACATGGTTTCCCATTTGACGTTCCTGTCTCGAAAGAAACCCATTGGTGGGGATAGCCACTAACCTCTCGAGAAATGGATGGAGAGTTTGTATAGAACTTAATGTTTCCAAGTGATAAATTGATTTTCATAGCTCCATTGATTGCTGACAAAATACCTCCAGAAATTTTGTTGGCAGATAGGGTTACTGACTGTACTTGGGTTATAAAGGCAGATTTGGTAAACAACTGCTTGAGATATGCTTCCGTTGCCATGAACTTGGTAAAGAAAGCTTGGTCAACCTTTAACTTATCCGCAGTGATAGCTTCCGCTCCAATTCGAGCTGCTGAGATGATGCCTGACGTAATCTTGCCTGCATCAAGACTGGCAATCTTACCGCTCGCAATCACTCCATCTTGGATATAGGTTGTACCTGTTATTTGAACGAGTTTTCCATCAATCTTGACTGTGCCATCCTTATTGAGATTGAGCTGACTCAGGACTGTTCCTGCACTGGTCAGATTTCGAACCGACCACGCCCCTGCAAGTGTTGAAACCTGCGTTTGAATGGCAGTTACTGTGGCAGTTGTCGCTCGACTTGTTTCTAGATTGCCAACTCGTGTCACAATCCCATTAGCCGTTTGAACAACCTGACTGATTTGATTGGTGTGATCTCCAATGGTACGAGTGTGACTACTTACAGTATCCCGCACTTCATGAAAGGCAGTTACTGTCGTAAAGTCGTCTAATGATGGTGTCCAATAGTCTGGAAAGATATCACCAGTTGATACCATTAAAGCTCTCACATGGAACTTACCTGTTTTAACTCCATCAATTCTGACTTGAAGTTCAAATCCTTTAGACTGTTGGTACATCTCTTGAGTGATGGTAGAGGTTAGTTTAATTAACCGATAGTTGTTACCCGTCGTCAAATTACTGCTCCATTTATTATAGAAAGGGTGATACAAATTCCAGTTAGTCCATGTCCAAGCATTTTGATTATCCAAAATTGGACCTTGAAGTTTCATAGTACGAGTCGTCACCGCTGGGTCAAAGGTAATCTCATCCGCTGAGATATGAACATATAAATGCACTTTTGACCCAACATAAATGCCACTTCCATCTCCAAATTGAACTCTCCCTAAAGAGGCCACCCAGTTACCATTGACATTTATCATCTGATAAGCACCCCATCTATCCGAAGTACCAGCTATCAAGTTGCGATGCGAAACTGAGGTAGGGATTCTGCTTTCCGTTTGACTGATTCGTTGAGTAAAACTATCAGAGGTGGTTCTAACCAAATTCTGCACACTATTTGTCGTTGCATAGGGTTGTAACGAACTGCTTGTGAGATAGCCACGACTCGTTATATTGGAATCAACCTGAGACTTGGTTTGGTAGCCTTTTGAGTTAATGGCAGATTCAACTTGCGTACTTGTTAGTCGTTGTTCAATTTGCCCAGCCTGTGTTCGGATAGTGGTTTCTGCACTTGCTACTCGACCAGTCAAGTTATTAAAATCCGTCTTTGCGACTTTCTGTGAGATGGCGTCATTGGCAATCCTTAAATCTGCCTTTGTTTGAGTAATCTGACTTGCGTTTGCATTGGCCTTAGCCAAGGCATTGTCAGCGGTTGTTTTGACCCCCTCAAGAACTGTCTTATCAGCCTTAAGTAAGATTGATTGTTGCGACTGTTGGATGGATGTAGTATGTCCTTCAACAGTTCGTTTCAAGTTATTGAAATCCGTTTGACTAACCTTTGATGTTACATCCGAAACTAATTGTCGAATCTGTGTCTCACTACTAGAAATCTTTCCATTTGTCTCGGTTAATCTTGTAGAAACCTGCTCCACACCAGAAGCCGTTTGAGTGATGAGTGTCCGTTGGGTGGTCAATTCACCAGCTATATCTGCTGGATTTTCTGAATAGCCTGTATCCAGTGAACTTTTTGCTACTTTCAATCCTGCCACATAGAATTTATTGCCATTTGGGATAGTGCTGCCATTGTACTCCGTTCGAAATTGGAGTGAACCATCAGATATGACATGAACAGTTTTCCAGTAGCGTTTCCAGTCACTTGTGACAGATATGATATCGTCCGATTCCCTCACACTTGCGACTGGAGCACGATAGACACTAGAACCGGACCAAATCGTTGAAACTTTGATGGAAGAAAGTGGCTGATTCGCTTTGGCATAAAAGCTAAAAGTAATGACATCTCCTGCTTTCACAACAATATTCTGATGACTTCCGTTATAACCCGCTTGGGTAGAACGAACTACTAGTCCCCTAAAATTCTCCGTTTCAGTGGACCAGTTATTTCCTAAATGCCAGGCATTTCCTCTATTCGACCAATCACGAGTACCAGTCATCAAATTTAGACCATCTAGGCTAGTTGGAATTTTCGCATCCACCTGACTGATTTCAGTTGTTATGCGATTCCCCAATTGCGTAATCGAGGACTCGGCAGTTTCGATTCTCTGTTTTGCTTGGTTAAAATCGCTAGTCTTTACTCGCTGAGAAATTTGGTCTGCTTGTACTTGAATCATGGATTCGGCACCGGTTACTCGACCAGTCAGACTATCCACCAGTTGCTTACTCGCAAGAAGTTTTATATCCTCCTTGGTTTGCGAGAGATTGGTACTGACAGTAGCCAACTGTCCACTTAATAGTGATTTTGCTACATCAACTAATCGACTAGCTTCAGTGATAGCTTGTGATTTTGCTGTCGCAATCTTTGACTCTGTTTGGCTACGCTCCGTTGAAGTCAATCGGTTAGCTTCTTGAATGGCATCAAGCTTGGCTTGTTCTGCCCTTCTGAGGGCTTCAGTTGCCCCAGTTTGAGCCTGTTCTGCCTTTTGTTTGGCTTCTGTGGCTAGGTTGGTATTTACCCCAGCCTTTGCCAATAAATCACGAGTTGTACGCTGATGCTCCTCTTCCTGTTGTCGCATCTGTTGGTGAATAGAAGTAAGTTCATTATCAATGCTAGCCTTTAATCGATCCGCATAGACCTCCCCATGACTTTGAGCCTGTTCGATAGCGTTATCGATGGCTACTTGACGTTTCTCAAATTCTGCTTCAAAGGCTCTATTGGCATTCTCAAGGGCAATTTCAGTGGCAACATCCTCACTTCGCTTATTCCCATCAAGGAGATTATTTGCTAGTGTAGTTAGGCTTCCGCCAGTTTTACCTGTACCGATACTTGCCTTATCATCAAAAGTGATAGAGCGGTAATTCTTAGCTAAAGGATCATAATCATAAGCGATGGCTTTCTTCCGCACATCAATGTCGTGTAGCTTGCTTTTTAAAGTTACGGTATCACCTAGATGAACCGTTTGACCATCTAACTCAAATGCCTCAATGATGATGGCATCTTTTGGCTTATCTATTCCCTCTAAGCGAAACTTGCTACTAGCCCACTCTATTAACTCTTGACGAGTTCTGAGATGATTATTGGTATAGGTCACTTCATTGATGAAAGGATAGGTGTTTATCAATGGACTGTCTACAGTGACTTGAAGTACAGTCTCCCTATCCCGCCCCTCTTGTTTAAAGCTTGAAGTGGCATGGATACGAGTGATAATCTGTGAACTTTCTTTGGTTCGTTGATACTTTTTCAAATTGTAGTGAGTAGAGATAACAACTCCACGGTCTTGTCCTCGCTCACTCTTAATTGATAGGGCAAGGTTATCTCGAACCAATTCTCCCTCCCAAGTTCCAAGGATAGAGTGTTTACCATCCAGAAGTGTGGAGTAAAGCGTCTGCTCCTTGTCTGTTGTATAGGTTCTGTTCTTGACAATATCACTTGTAAAAGAAAAATCTCCCAGTGGAGACTTACTTGCCATGACCATGCTTGATAGGGCAGTTGCACAGGGTACCTGTTCACATCTAAATGGCGATACCAACCTAGTCATGACATCATCTGATATATGATAGGCCACAACTTCAAGACTGGTGTCTCCTTCGATAACTTTCTTTATCCGAAACAACTGATGTCCCAATACTGGAACTGGGCTACGAACGAGGTAGTCCTCTTTTAACTCTCGAAATAGTCCACTGTCTGTGATCGGATAGGTAAAGTTCAGGACGAAATCCCCATTCAAGGTTTCCTTGACACTTGCTTTTATGGTCTCTGGGAGTGGTTTCCCATGCCATTTTGCCGTTCGAACCGTTTTGTCTAATAACGATAGCACTCTATGCCCACCCCCAATTCATTTCTATTGTTAATGATGTGATGCCAGCACCTAAGACAACTCCAACTGAGTCATTCCTACCTGCATCTATAGAAAGAAAATCACCAGACCATTTTACAGGCTGACCTCTTTGTGTCTTAAAACTTGGCTGACTAGGATTATTATCCATAATGAGTGTTTCTTGTAATCGCTCCAAGCGGATGACATCTTCCCCAATTGTAAAGCTAATTTCACTACTCGAGTTGCCACTTATGGTAATCTTTGGAAAAGCGATGGCTGAACCTTGACATCGCAAAACACCACTGGTTCTAAACACTTGCGAGGTTGTCGTTTTGAACCACTTGGTTGGGTGACAAGAAAAGGTAACCTTAAGTTCATACACCCCCAGCTTATCCTTTTGAACTGGAGTATGGTGAACCTTGTAACACCAAAAGCGTATGGTCTTGAAACTAGCGTTCTCAAGCCAGAATCCTTCTTTCAAAAATAGCTTCAAAAAGGAAAATAACTGTTCTTCACTAGGTTTAACAAGATAGAGGGTATAGCTCAGTTCCATGACACTTCTGCGAGGATTGGTTTGAAGAACCGCACCTGACAGACCTTGGTGTTCTATCAATTGCGTCTTACTTTCACTAACTGTGATAGAAGGGCTATCTTCCACGATTATCTTAAAAGGAAAACTAGCCGTGGTTACTCCACCAATGGTTAATGCATTATGTCTAATCATGGTTTCACTCCTCTCAATACTTGCTGACGTTCTAATTCATACACTAATTTCTCTCCAACCATCTCCGCAAGTCGGTGAAGGTCAGTCTCTTCTCTTACTGTATTTCCAGTAATGGTGATCTGAATGGTGGGCATGTTGCTTGTCATGGTCTTTGCGATTCCTCGACCAATTGCACCCAATGTTTGTTCATTCAAAGGCAAGACTGCTTCTTTTCCAGCCTCACCCCCTACCATTAGGCTATTGCCATTTACACCAAATGCGGTTGGTTTGGTTAAAATTCCTCCTTTGGCATACCAATCAATGGAGATTCTTGGAATTCCGCCCTTCAACCAATCGAGTGGATTGGCAGAGCCTGACACTCGAAAATGAGGAAGGGGAATATGCGGCCATCTGATTTGGAAGTTAAAGAGATTTTTAATAGCATTGATGGCATTACTCACGGCATCTCTTGCACCATTGATAGCACTTGAAATGGTATTTTTTATACCGTTCCAAATTGATGAAACAGTGCTGGATATCCCATTCAAGATGTTTGATATGGTACTTCTGATACCATTCCATATAGTTGATACTGTTGAAGCAATCGCAGACAGGACACTGGATATTGTCGATTGAATAGCTGACCATATAGTTGAAATAACAGAACTAATGGCAGATAGTACATTTGAGATGGTATTCTTGATACCCGTCCAAGCAGTTGTAATAAATTGGGCAATGAAGTTTAATGCAATGGATATAAGAGATGTAATTCCCTCCCATACCGTTGAAAGTACCTGCTTAATCGTTTCCCAAGCACCCGCCCAATCACCAGTTATGACTTGCATCACAGCTTTAATGATTCCTAGAACCACATTGATAGCTGTTTCAACCACTATCTTTATCATGTCCCATGCGGTTGTGATAATGAGTTTGATATTTTCCCAACTAGCTTGAATCAATGGTCCAAGAATTGTCATTACAGTAGTGATGACAGATGAAATGGCATTCCATACTGTGTTTACTGCATCAAGAATCAGTTGTTGGTTTTCGCTCCACCACGTAGTAAGCGTCCCCCAAATAGACATGATAAAACTTGAAACTTCTTGAATGACGGTTGATATAAAGCCAGAGATAGCCGTCCATATTTCCAGAACAGCCGTCCGAAATCCTTCGTTATGTTGCCAGAGTTGTTGAATCCCAACAACCAATAGGGCTATAACCGCAATTACTCCTAAAACCATACCAACTATGGGAGCTGCTGCTGTTAGTAAACCGACAATGGTAGTTCCCATAGCCATAGCGGCAGCTTGGAGAGCAAGAAAAACTGGGAGTAATAACCCAAAGCCAGCAACTAAAAGTCCGACAATTACCAAGAACTGTTTAATTGGTTCTGAAAGACCAGAAAACCATGTCGCAACCTGCTGCAATAACTCAGCCAAGACTTGTAGTACTGGGGCAAGTGTTGAGGCAATTGCATCACCTATTTCTCCCATTGCCAACTTGGCACTATTTTGTGCTGTTGTGAACTGGTCAATTGGATCAAGCGTACCCTCGTAGGTTTGAGTGACGATACCTGCAGCTTTTTCCGCTGTCCCTGCTAGGTCTTCAAATGTTAAAGCTCCTCGTTTAATGGCATCAACCATGCGTGGAGCCGCTTTACTGCCAAATACCTCTGATGCCAAAGACAGTGCTTCTGTTTCACTGGTGGATTGTTTGATTTGTTCAACCGTACCAGCCAAGCCATCTTTCAGAGTTAAGCCATCTTTGGCATAAGCTACTGCTGCTTTGGATAATGAAGAGAGAGCCGCAGATGAATCCACGCCTGCTTTCTCAAACCGCCCCATAAGGGTCACACCATCATCAAATGATAAACCGAGTGATTTTATCTGAGGTGCTCCTGCAACTGCCTTGTCCATCAACTCCTGAACACCGACTCCAGTTTCTTGACTTGTGTAAGTGACTGTATCGAGAACCCTTGCCAAATCACTAGCCTGCAAGCCATAGGCTTCAATGGCTTGTTTTGCAGAAATTGCAGAGCTTGAAACATCACTACCATTGATTTCAGAGAACTGAATCAGTTGAGTGGATGCTGATTTTAGGGCATCGCCTGTCAAATCAAATTGCGTATTCAATAGGCCAACTGCAGTCCCAGCGGTATTGAAATCTGTCGGTATCTCTGTCGCAAGCTGTTTAGCCATATCTGTCATCTCGTCAAGGGCAGCTCCAGTTGCCCCTGTCTTTGTGACAATCACATCCATCCCTTCATCTATTTCAAGAAAGGCATCCAAGGATTGTTTCCCAAAATCAACTAGTTTCTGAGATAATTCACCAATTTGGTCACCGAACTCCATTAGGAGGTCAGCTTTAAGGAGCTGATTGGTTTCAGATAGATTAGACTTTGCAACATCTGAACTAGATGCCATTTCCTCCATCTCATTTTGAAGGTGGTTGTAGGCTACCTTGGTTTCATTGAGTGTTTTCTCCAGTTTATTGGCTTCTATTGACTGATCACCAAATTCACTCTTTGTCAGCTCCAGTTGTTTCTCTAAATTTTGAATCTGTCGCTCCAATATCTCCGAATGCCCAGTCACCTTTTGATGGGTAAGTGCTAGCTTATCGGACTCACTTGCGTTTGAGCTAAGAGCTGATTCTTGAACCTTAATAGAACTTGTTAACTTCTCACTCTCAGATACTAATTGAGCCTGTTCTGACTGAAGTGCTTGTAGTTTAGCCTTATTACTATCAACCTGACTGCCGTTTTCAGAAATGGTTCGTGTGACACTTGCAAGTTTACCCTCATAACTAGTCAGAACATTTTTGGTAGTTTCCACCTCACGTTGAAAGGCACGGTACTGATCTGCTCCAATGGTACCTGCCTTAAACTGAGCCTCAACCTGAGCCTGTGCTTGCCTTAATGTTGCTAGCTTTTCTCGAGTTGTTTCAACTTGTTTAGCTAATACTTCCTGCTTTTGAGAAAGGAGGGTGACATTGCCTGTATCAAACTTGAGAGCCTTATCAATTTGTCTTAGTTCTTTGGTAGCTTCAGATGCTTGTTTGTTTACACCCTTTAGGGCATCCTGCAATGGTTGGGTATCGCCACCAATTTCAATCGTAATTCCCTTTATGTTTCCAGCCATAGTCCCTCCTTTCTACCATCAGAAATTATCAAAATCAGCTTGAGTTGCTGGGCGTGTTTGAGAAGTTTCCCGAGTACGCATCTCAACATAATCCGTTTGGTAGTCAAGTGCCATCCCAATAGAGATATGTTTTAAATCGTCAATGGTCAATCCAGTCTCCTTACAACAGGAGAAATAGCTCTCTACTGTGAAGATTTCCTCGCTCGCTGTTTCTGTTTCATCTGCTTTTTTCTAGTTGACATCCCTTGGTTCAACATATTCATCAAGACAGGGGCAATATCCTGCACTGGAAATTCTTCCATCTCCATATAAAAATCTACAAATGGTTTCACTCGTGGATTGGCAGACTTTGCAAAGACCCAAAATATCCGATGGAAAAATGTCATATCGAAATCAGACAAAATAGAAACATCAATATGATGTGACTGTAAATCTTTTCCTTCTTCCAACTGGTCAAGTTTTGCGAGGATTGCTTGACTATTGACCATCGAGAATAAATCTTGGAAATAGTCCTTGCCAAACTGCTCTTTATAAGCAATTGGTGTGTAGGCATTGGTTGCTAACTCGTAGGTCGTACCTGCTATAGTAATACTTTCTCTCATTGCCTACTCCTTACTTACGAGGTTCAAAAACTGCCTTGAACCAGTTTTGACGAATCTCATCGCTCGTTTCCTCTGTTGTTCGTCGACGCACAACCTTATCAAGTGGGCGAGGACTGGCCGTAAAGGTCAACTCTACCTCATTGATATCTGAACCTGACTTGGTTTTTGAACCAACAGTCGGACGAGATGCGTAACAATAATACAAAACGTGTAATGTTTCTTTTTTATCCCCTTCAAAACGGAACATCAACGCAAAATTTTTCTTTTCGCTATTTGCGATTTCTGAAATGGTATTTGTCGTCGCATCCAACTGCTCTCCGAGGACTCGAGTCAAAAATTCCTGCGTTAGAAGAGCAACTTTTAGCGTTCCTTCATAACCATCGTTTGACTCCGTTGTATAAAAATTGATATTGTCTGCCTTATAAGAACCCTTATCTCCTGTTGGTTCAAGGGTTAATTCTGCAGCACCACGAAGTCGTTCCACATTGCCATATGTCAACGTACCATCAGAACCTTCGCTTGTAACTTCCGCCCAATGGACATCTTGTAGTCCAAAGGTGACCTTATTCTTTTCAGCCATATTATCCTCCGTGTAATGTGATGTAATAGGTTATTTGATAGAGTTTCTCAGATGAGATATAGGTCTCTACTTTTTCAAAATAAATACGGTGGCTATCAAATAATGACTCCACCTTTTTTTCAGTTGCTAAATCTTTCTTAGTGGTATAGAGTTCCACTTGCAGGTTATTATGCTTATGATAGGTCCAATTGTCTGCACCATGATTATCTGAATCAGTCACCAAATATACTAGATACGGTGGTCTTGGATGACTCCCTTCTTCAAAATGATGGTAGGCGACTGGGATCTGTAATTCTTTGAGAATGGAGTACATTTCACTCAGTAACATGTCTTATCACACTCGCTTTCTCAGCTTTTCTTCTAAGGATTGTATCGCGTATTTCTCAACGGGAGCGATATGCTTGATTCCCTCAACTCGCCCACCAGAGCTTTTGGCATGACCATTTTCTAATAGATGCGTCAGGCCTGGTGTTCGATTATGAATGGTTTTAGTTAGACCTGTACTGGTATCAATCGTTGCTTTACTTTTCCACCCTTTGGCATAGGAACCACTCTTTCTAGGTGAAACTGCTTTCAAGGTTTCAATAGATTCCTCAGTGACTTTCTCCACAACTTCACGCATCACCTCTGTAGTGTCCTGCACATACTCAGCCAGCTCATTTGCGATGGCAGATTCTAGTGCACCCAATTCAATTCTAGTCATAACTCTCCTCCTTAATGGCGACGATGTAAATCAGTTGCCTTGGCACTGTATCTCCATCAATCGACTCAACCTCATAGGTTTGACCACGAAATTTAATGCGAGTCGTTAAGGAATGAAGTCCAAGAATTGCTTTTTCATACCTGAGGGTGAACTGGACTTTCTCTTGTTCCAGTTTCGTCACCCTCCCATCCCTTTCGGTCAAGGTAAGAGGACGACAAGAGCACCACCGTTCAAATAAAGGTATCCAAGTCGAACTTTCATTGCCAATCTCATCTTGAACAATCTGTCGAACATGAAACGACAAGCGTTCCCTCAAAGGTGCAATCTTCATCAGAACACATCCTTTCGTTCAGCCAACAATATGTGATAAAGCGTCTCCTTCAACTCTCTATGATTTGCATCTTCTCTATGTTCATAAAGATAGGCAACCCCATATAGGATTGCCGTCTTTATAACTTCTGAATAAATTGATTGTCGCAAAATATCTTCACAGAGTTGTTGACTGGTTTCAAGCAATTGCTCAATCAGTCCATCCTCATCATCGTGTTCCACTTTGAGATACTGTTTTGCTTCTGCTAAACTAACCATCATTACTTAGCCTTCACAGTTAAAGTCTTAACGGCTTCAGGTAGGACTAACTTACCATCCACACGTTGTGAAGCAAGAAAACCAATCTGTCCATTATTGGCATAGAGTTCATTCAGACGTTTAAAGGTACGGCCCTGACGATCCGCAATCCAATAATAAGAGAAATCACCAAATGCAATGGCTTTGTTTCCTGCTTCAGGTAGTGGGGCAAATGTCGATGTGTAGTATGGACGATTTAGAATCAAATCTGGTTGTCCAGCTTGAGTGGATGGCTGCCAAATGTAATTACCGTTGTTGTCCTTGAGTTTACGGATAGCTTTAACAGTCGTATCATGTAAAATCCAAACTGCGTTCTTACGATAGGGTGCAGGTAGAGAATGATACAATTCAATCATGTCGTCAAAGGTAATATCCTTTGTAGCAGTTGTTGGACCAGTTACATCTGCCTGAGTAAAGATTCCAGTTGGTTTCTTAGAACCATCACCAATCAAGAATGCTTTTTCTTCTTCCGTTCCAATACGACGAGCAAATTCAGCTGTCATATAGGATTCAAGGTCAAAGACTGAATCGTTAAGCAACTCTTCTGAAATGCGAATGGCAGTCCCAATCTTATGAGAGTCTAGTGTCACCTGACCAAAGGTTTCTTCTGTTTCTGGATAAATACCATTTTCATCCATCCATGATGCTGAACCGTGTCCAGTCACAACAGGAATCTTACGCTCACCACTAGAGGTTTTAATGACAGTCGCAAGGCTACGGAAGAAATTCTCTTCTTGTAATCCTTGAACCAGTTTCTTCTCATACTCATCAGGAACAAGATAACCACCTTCGGTATCTTCTCCTACTCGAAGGACGTCTTTAACATCAAAGAAGTGACGCTTACGGACACTTGTCCAAAATGTCTTGGCATAGCTTTCTGAAGCGACACCTTTCTTTTCCTCTTCAGTAGTCTTGTCATTCAAAACAGTAGTGGGCTGACCAATTAGAGCCCGAGAGGCTGGTTGAGAAAGTTCAAGGTCAATCTTTTCTTGCCGCTCCAACCGAGCAATCTCTTGATTGTAGAGGTTGATTTTTGCTTCCATGTCATCATAGCGTTTGGAATCTTCCTCTGATACAAGTCCGTCTTCTGTGCGAACAGAATCAAGGAAGGATTTTGCTTGTTGCCAAGCTTGGTTACGTTTTTCTTTCAATTCAAGTAATTTAGACATCAGTTCATATTCCTTTCGTTATTTGAGCAAATTCAATCGTTTTTCCAACTGATTGATAGGGATTGTTTTCTTTGGTTGTTGTACTTCAAGTTTCGCCTGCATTTTTACAAGTAAATCTTGTTGTGCAGCATTTCGACTGAAGGAATAGCTCTTAGTCTCCAGTCCCTGATCCTTTTGTTTGTCAAAGAGAATCTTGTCCGCAAAGCCTAGTTCAACAGCCTTTTTGGCATTGAACCAAGACTCTGAATCCATGAGGTGTGATAGCTTGGTTCTTGAAAGTCCCGTTCTTAGTTCGTAGGCATTGATGATGGATTCCTTAATTTCTCCCAACATTTCAATGACTTTCTGCATATCCTTGGCTTCACCTTGTGCTACAGTCCAAGGGTTGTGAATCATCATCATGGCAACTGGACTCATTGAAACCGTTGTACCTGCCATGGCAATGACACTCGCAGCACTTGCGGCTAAGCCATCAATCACTACATGGACATCACCTTTGTAATCCATTAACATGTTATAGATTCGAGCAGCCGCAAAAACATCACCCCCTGGACTATTAATCCAGAGGGTGATGTCTCCGTTTCCTGCATGTAAATCATTTTTAAATACTTGTGGCGTGACTTCATCACCAAACCACGTCTCATCAGCAATCTGTCCTTCGATTCGAAGAGTTCGACCGCTATCATCTTCTGTAAAATTCCAAAACTTATGCATCTATATCCTCCTCGGGTTTAGTTTCTTGTTCTGGCGGTGCTTGTTTCATAAAGCCGCCTGCATCCTTCAGTTTCGTCATGTTTCCGTTTATCAAGTAGAGATTGCCTCCTTCCTCATCTGAAAGGAGGTTCAAGTCCTCAAGTTCACGTATATCATTTGTCGATAGCCAGCCATTTTGTCTCCCAATCGCATAGCCATTCATTCGACTCTGATAATCGCCACGAAGAAGACCATCCACATTGAACTTCACAAAGTAGGTTTTCTTTTCTTCAGGTAAAAAAAGAGACCTCTTGAAAGCCTGTTCGAGACGAACTACCCAAGGGTCTAAGGTATATTTAACAAATTCTAGAGATTGTTGCTCAATGTTTGAAAATGAGGATTTCTCCAAGTCGCCAACCATATGAGGTGGAATGCGGTAGAGCCTTGCAATTTCATTGATTTGGAATTTTCTAGTTTGGAGAAACTGGGCTTCTTCAGGTGGAATGCCTACTTGAGTGTATTTCATCCCTTCCTCAAGAACTGCCACTTTATGGGCATTGTTTACCCCATTGTAGACTGCATTCCATGAATCTCTCACTCGTTTAGGATCTTTGAGAATACCTGGGTGTTCCAAAACGCCACCTGGATTTGCACCATTTTTAAAGAATGATGCCCCATAGTTTTCCGTAGCTAAGGTCATACCGATAGCATTTTTCGCAAGAGCTATTGGAGAATAACCTATCAAGCCGTCAAAACCTAGACCAGGAACATGAAGGACATCCTCTGCTTTCAATATAGCATCTCCCATTTCCTTAAAGTTAGGATTTTCTTCTGACTGACGCTTATATTTGTAATAGAGCTTACCACTCTCGTCCCGATGAACAGACATCTTATCTGGTAAAAGTGGGTAGAGACTTATAACCTGTCCACTCCTATCTCGGATAATCTGGACATAGGCATTGCCCCATATCAGTAAATGAGTCATCAAGGTTTCTCTAAAAACAAAGGATGACATCTCAGGGTTAGGTTCATCATGTAAGAGAAAATAAAGGGGATGTTCCACCTTTTTCTCCTTTCCAGTTGCCGTTCTCTCATAAACATGAATGGGGAGTGAAGCAACTGCTTCTGCCAAGATACGGACACAAGCATAAACAGCAGTCGTCTGCATAGCTTTAAACTCATCCACATTCTCCCCACTGCTAGTTCGTCCAAACAGATATGAAAAGTCCTGGCCTTCATAACTATTCCGTGGTTTATCCCTAGCACGCTTACGTCCCAGTAAATCTAGTAGTCCCATAGTTCCTCCTTTTGAGTACGAAAAAAGCACCTCGATTGAAGTGCTTATCGTTTGTTCTTAGATGTTTTTCATCTCTCCTTCTTCAAGAAGATACCATGTTCTATCACTTTCTTGAAAAAGATAAATGTAATCTGCCAAGGTATCCTCTGCCAATTGACTGATGTCACCGATGAAACGATGTTGCTGGGCATTCCCCTGTAAGTCATCGTGTTCAATTTTATCAAGACTATCTTCAAGCTGAATGATATCACCTTTCTGAAGTAATGCACGAATTTCTTTGCTTGATTTAAAGTGTTTCTTTAGAAGTTCCCCAGTGTATTCTGGATATCCTTCATACGCTACCTCGATTGTTTGTGCTGTATGGTTTTTCGTCAATAATCCAATCCGTGCTTTTGTTGCCATTGTTTTGTTCCCCTCTTCTTTTTGTAGTCACATATTACCGTAGAAGCAAGGACTTATCAAGTCATTTTGGCGATATTATCAACTATTTTTTGAACACTTTGAATAGAAAAAGCACCTCCGCTTGGAGATGCCAATATTAGTTCACATCATTATCTTCTGCAATATCTCTCAATAATGCATCAATGTTAGAAGTACCATGTAATACTCGAAGTACAGTTACAACCTCTCCAACAAAACGATAAAATATAACATAGTTTTTAACAATAAGTTTTCGAATCACAATACCCTCACTCTCAAACCCTTCAAGAATAGGACAACGTTCTGGAAACGTTGATAAGGATTTGATGGATTGTTCAAAGAGATGGATATTTTTATCTGCTGTTAAGGGTGATTGTAGCTCTATCGCAATAAAGCGATAAATGGCAGTCAAATCGTCACTGGCTTGTTTTGTCAATCTCACGGGATATTCAATCATTAATTTACCCCTTTAATACCTTTGAAAAAATCTTCCGCCAAAATCGTTTCTTCATGATCCGCTGAGTGATAGCTCTGCACCAACAGGTCTTTCAATTCACCAGCAGACAGTGGTGAGACATCCACAGAAGAAGGTGCTTGTGGTAAGGCAATATCAAACGGAATGCTTCGTGTCATAGAAACCTGCTTTAATAGTAGGGTAATCAATGTAGACATAGGCATTCCAAGCTCTTTCAAGACACTTTCTGCATTTAATTTATCATCCGAATCAACACGTACATTTAAAGTGGCTGTTTTTCCCATACTACTTCTCCTTTGAATTTTGTACTGCAATTGTAACGTATTTTGCTTTATTTTGTCAACTAAAAACTCAATATACCACGTTCATCATAAACACTACCTTCATCGGTTTGATGACGAATACAACGGTCCAGTCCCATAATGAGTGCTACAATACCGTCAATCTTCTCAACTGACTTTTCCTTATCAGGCTTGATATTGCCAGCAGGGTCTTGTCTCATGACTACGTTTTGTCCCATCCATTTCAGAACTGGATGCCCACCATGTTGAATCTTACCTTCCATCATTAGTTTATAAAGTTCCTTTGATGGTGGACTCATATCCTTATATCCCTGACCGAAAGGCACCATGGTCATGCCCATCCCTTCTAGATTCTGAACCATTTGTGTCGCATTCCAACGGTCATAGGCTATCTCCTTGATATGATAAATTTCCGATAAGTCTTCAATAAATTTTTCGATAAAACCGTAGTGGACGACATTACCCTCTGTAGTTTTGATATAACCCTGACGCTCCCAAATATCATACAGAACATGGTCACGACGACACCTCAGCTCCAATGTATCTTCTGGTAGCCAAAAGAACGGCAGTACGATGTAATTCTCCTCTTCAAATCTAGGAGGGAACACCAAGACAAAAGCCGTTATATCGGACGTACTAGAAAGGTCTAAACCTGCATAACAACTACGCCCCTTGAGACTTTCATATTGGATAGGATCATTTCCCTTCGCATAAACATGTTCTGGAATCCAAGCAACACTTGAGCTTGTCCACATATTTAGACGGAGCTGCTTAAAGACATTCTCTTCTGCAGGATTATCAAGTGCCTGTTGGTAGGCTTCTCTTACACGATCAATCCCAATTGTATGCCCTAGTGAAGGGTTGGCCTTGAGCCAGTTGGCTTCATCATTCCAATCATCTTCATCAGATAAACCATAAACCACTGGATAGAATGAAGTGTCCTTCTTTCTACCATTCAGAATATCCAATGCTTTGGTATGTAACTCATAACAGATAGAGTTTCTATCCGTTCCAGCTGTCGTGATAATAAAAAAGAGGGGTTGTTCCCTTGCGTCTCCTGACCCCTTGGTTAATACATCATACAAATGACGATTAGGCTGAGCGTGGATTTCATCAAAGACCAAGCCAGATACGTTTAGTCCATGTTTTGTTCCAGTCTCTGCAGAAAGAACTTGGTAAAACCCAGCGTTAGAATAATTTACAATACGCTTGGTTGCTCCCATTATCTTTGAACGCTTTTCCAAAGGGCGACTCATCTGCACCATTTGCTTGGCTACATCAAACACGATTGACGCTTGGTTTCGGTCACAAGCCGCACCATAAACTTCTGCACTGGCTTCATTATCCGCATATAGTAGATAAAGAGCGATAGCTGCCGCTAGCTCTGACTTGCCATTCTTCTTTGGAATTTCTATGTAGGCTGTTAGAAATTGACGATTGCCATCTTCCTTGACAATTCCAAATAGATCACGGACAATCTGCTCCTGCCACGGCAACAAATCAAATCGCTTTCCTGCCCACTTGCCTTTGGTGTGGGAGAGGTTATTGATAAAGGTTACTGCCCTATCAGCCTTTGCCTTATCATAGTGTGAGGTTGGAAGCATGAATGGACTTGGTTCATAATGATAGCTCATAAAATTCCTCCTAACAAATCTTCCATTTCATCACCACTACCAACTTCCGCATCCATCGTTGCTAGACGGTTACGTGCTGAAGGTGTCAAACCAAATTGTTCACAGAATTTAAGCATGATTTTGAGGTTAGTCTGGCTGATAGAGACTTGAGGGACTTGTTGGAGATAGCCATTCGGAGTTTTGATAATGGAGCCATGCTTGGAAAGGAACTCTTCCGCCTCTTTCCAGCGAGCGTAGGCTTGACAATATCCTGCAAATGCTGTCATGTCCATTTCGGTTAATATTCCCATCTGTTCGAGAATTTTTCCCATCCGTCTCCACTCCTTCTTTGCATCATCCTCAAGCCACTGTGGGCAACGTGGGGCTTTTTGTTTGGGTTTAATTTCATTCGTAGGGAGTGGTCGCTTACCAGGGTTTCCCTCAAGTATTTTCATATTCGTAGGCTTTGGTTTTCGTCCCCTGATTGCCACAATCTCACCTCCTTTAGAGCAAGAAAAAAGAACTCAATTCGAGTTCATTCTTAAAGTTCATTAAAGTTATCAAGTACAGCCTGTCAGGCAGTTCTGTCAATATCGTCCATTTTATCTATTTTATATCCATATCTATATTGGTAGATATAGTTACCATCTAGCTTGTCAGTCAGTATTGGATTTCTAGCACCGTATATGTTTCTTGGGTCTGTTGTGTCTTCACGGAGAAACTCACAAACGTAATGTCTGTCTCCAACCGTTCGAGTCATAAATTCCCACATCTCACATTACCTTTTCTACGATATCAATACCATACAAAACATTTAGGCAACTGCCGTTTTCCCACTTTACTAAGAGTGAACCAATGTCGTCTACTCCAATAACTGTACCAAGTGTTCCTTTCGGAACCGGATGTGGGTCTTCCATTTTTACTAATCTAACCTTTGTACCAACCGGATAGATTGCCTTAAGGTTATTGAAAATTTTTGCGTCCATGCTATTCTCCAATCTTTTCAAATGCCCACTTAACTGCATGTCCAAAATCTTCGAATGTTCCTGCTTCTTGGTAAATGCGGTCAAATCTGCGTTCGAAGTTTTCAAACTCTTCAAGACTATCAGCCGTTTCGTAAATCTCAACTTCTGTTCCTTTATATCCATTCAATGCAATGATGACCCAATCTTTGTAAGGAATGATGCTTGCGGTTGTTGGGTAGACTTCGTAAAGTTTTTCAAGTGTTGTTGTCATGGATTTGTTCTCCTCTTCCTTTGTTGTGTACATATTAACTCTAAAAGAGACATATATCCAGTCATTTCTCGATTATTTTAAAGAAATATTTGATTATTATTCGCTTGTTAAAATGGAGGTTGCTTCATCAAAGTTCAAAGTCTGTCCATCGCGCAACACCGTCACGTTATGATTTCCTGTTGACTCTATATAACGTTTGACAATGACATCCACAAACTTTTCATCCAACTCAATGCCGTAACAAACCCGACCAGTTTGGTCTGCGGCCATTAGGGTTGAACCAGAACCAAGGAATGGATCAAGAACAATCGTCCCACGCATGGATGAATTTTGAATAGGATAGGCCATGAGCGGAATGGGTTTCATTGTTGGGTGGTCTTTACTCGATTTAGGGCGGTCATATTCCCAAATGGTTGTTTGTTTGCGGTCACTGAACCACTGGTGTTTTCCTTTTTGTTTCCAGCCAAAGAGGCAAGGTTCATGTTGCCACTGGTAGGGACTACGTCCTAGCACTAATGAGTTCTTCTTCCAAATGCAGCACCCACTCAAATAAAATCCAGCATCCTTGAAAGCTTTTCTAAAGTTAAGACCTTCCGTATCCGCATGGAAAACATAGATGGAGGCATCAGCTTCCATATGTTTTTCTACCTGAGTGAACATATCAAAGAGAAACTGGTAAAAGTCACTATCAGGCATATTGTCATTGAGAATCTTTCCAGCTGTTTCTTCCACATCAACATTATAGGGAGGGTCGGTCACAACCAAATTTGACTTTTTATCACCTAAAAGTTGGTCATATGTTTCAGCTTTCGTAGAGTCTCCACAAATCACTCGATGCTTACCAAGTTGCCAAATGTCCCCTCGTTTTGAGAAGGTGGGTTTCTTCAATTCCTCTTCTACATCAAAGTCATCATCTGATAGGTCTTTATCATGGACATTTGATAGGATATCGTCAATTTCTGGTGGTTCAAAACCAGTCAGGTCGAGATTGAAATCTGACTCCTGTAAATCCAAAAGCAAGTCTGCCAAAAGTTGGTCATCCCATTGACCGGTGATTTTATTAAGGGCAATGTTTAAGGCCTTTTCATCTTCCTTGGATAAATCGACAATGACACATTTGGCTGTTTCATAGTTTAAGTCCTTCAATACAGTCAATCGTTGATGGCCACCAATAACCGTCAAATCTTTATTGACAATGATGGGGTCAACGTAGCCAAACTTGAGTAGGCTTTGCTTAATCTTTTCATACTCCTTGTCACCCTTTTTGAGTTTTTTTCGAGGATTGTAAGAGGCTGGGTGTAGTTCAGATAATCGAATCTCTCTAATTTCCATGGTTGGTTGACTTGTCATTGGTTTCTCCTTTATAAAAGCGTGATTGAATGTAACACGAATGGCTACAATATTTTCGATTTGGATTGGCATAAGTTAAAAATGACCCGCCACAATGATTGCAAGTCAAGTCTTCATATGCGGTTTTTAATTTATCGTGTTCGTCAGAATGTGTTGTCCACCAAACCTTACGACATTTATCCGAACAGAACTTCTTTGGTCTACCTATTTTGTGAGTGTTAAGTACTTGATAACACTGTGGGCAACGAAGTCCATCATTCTGGTCGGCTTTTGCCATCTGCTTTGTCGCAGCACCATGTCCAAGCAATGCTGGATTTCGTTTACAGTATTTCTTAACAGAATCTCTTGATAAACCTGTAGCCTTTCCGATGAATCCATAGCCAAGACCTTCTGCTCGCATTTTCCAGATTTGTTTACGTTGGCTTTCGTCCATTTGTTCTCCTTTCCAGCAAAAAAGGACTAAAAACAACTATTTTCACAATTGTTTCTAGCCTTTTTCACTATTTTATTACCAAAATTACATACTAGGGAACGCTACATCCCCACATTAGAAACGTGATAACGGTGGGAAGGAGCGTCAAAATGAAGCAATTTTAATGTACCCGCTTGCGAATTTTGCGAAATTGCACGTTTGAGGGGGCGTCGGTCTTAGTCTCCCAAGGGTTTAGAGATTTCATCCCCCCTCCCCCAATGGGGGAAAAATGAGATACTTTTGTAACGAAACTCCAAGACTAAAATCGATACGAATACTCCACATAACGGTCAGTCGTCTTGGTCTTTCTATCATGACAAGACTTACAAAGTGCTTGCCAGTTAGATTGATTCCAAAAGCGTTCTTGGTCACCTCGGTGGGGAGTGATGTGATCAACAACAGTAGCCTTGGTCAGTTGACCTTTAACTTTGCATTGAACACAGAGTGGATGAACTTTTAAGTAACGAAGTCGTGCTTTGTTCCACTGGGCATTGTATCCTTTTGCTTTGGTTGACTTGGCATCCAATAGGTTGTTTGCTTTATGGTTCGCACAATACTTCTGTCCATATGGTACTAAGTTTGGACAACCATTTTGTTTACAAGGTGTGCTTGGTCTTCGTAGCATTTTACTTCTCCCAAGGAAGATAGGCTTTCGTGAAATGTCCGAAGCAAGATGTTTTGGTATAGTCTACATTCAAGAGATGAAGTTCTTTAATGATACCTTGTGGTGTTAAATCGTACCGCTCACAAATCATTCCTTCCAGTTGTTGTGTGGTGTAGCGACTGGTTCCAAAGGTTTCTACATACACTGACACAGGTTCTGCAACTCCAATGGCGTAGGCTAATTGTACTTCACATCGTTTCGCATACCCTTCTCTAACAATATCCTTGGCAATCTTTCGTGCCATGTATGCTGCGGAGCGGTCAACCTTGCTTGGGTCTTTTCCAGAGAAGGCACCGCCACCATGATGTGCGAAACCACCGTAGGTATCCGCCACAATCTTACGTCCAGTCACTCCTGCATCCGCAAATGAGCCACCAAGAACAAATCGACCAGTTGGATTGACTAGAACTTTGAAATCAAGATTCTGACGGTAACGATGAGCCACTGACATCATGGCTTCTGTCACAATTCGTTTTACTTTGGCAAGGTCAACCGTTTCGGTATGTTGGATGGAAACTAAGAAGGTATCAATTCGTTTCTTCTCATAGTCGTAGGATACCTGTGCCTTAGCATCCTTTCCAAGTATGGGGTGACCAAGTGACATCAGTTTCTCAAGGACTCGAGTGGCTAGAACATAAGGAAGGGGTAGGTACTCAGGTGTTTCATCTGTCGCATAACCGAACATCATCCCTTGGTCACCAGCACCGCCAATATCAACACCTTGTGAAATATCAGAACTTTGGAGTCCAAGTAGGTTAGTTACCCGAACATTCTTCAAACCTAGTGGCTCGACAACCTGTCGAACAATGTTCTCGATATTAAAGAAATGTTTGGTAGAAATTTCACCAGCTACTACAACATGGTTGTCCTTGATTAAGGTCTCTACTGCCACTCGACTTGATTTGTCATACTTGAGACACTCCGTCAAAATGGCATCTGAAATCTGATCACAGATTTTATCTGGGTGTCCAACTGACACTTGTTCACTTGAAATAATCATAATTCCTCCACGCAAAAAGCCCAACCTTTATGAGGCTAGGCTTTGGTTTATTTTACTGATTGTCGGCCTGCTTCGTAGGCTCTCTCCAATGCTCTTTTGATTCCCCAAACCGAAACATCGTAGAAATCGAGGTTGTCGCTCCAGCGTTTTTCCAAGGTTTCAACTAGTAGTTCTTCTTTAGCAATCTCTGTTAAAAGGGCATTGAGTTTTTCTTCTTGGCGTTTTGTCATGGTATTGTTCTCCTCTTCTTTTGTTGTGTACATATTAACTCTAAAAAGGAGGTATATCCAGTCATTTCTGAGTATTTTTTATCTTTTTTGACACTTACAATTCTACCACAAATTTTGACAAAGTGAGGTCAATGTTAGGTCACACTTAGTGCAGGAGGAGGTTACTGGTAGGTCAAGGGTAGGTCAGGGGGAGGTTACTTTTCCAAAGAAAATCCCATTTTCAGATAAACTTCCCTAACATGGTCTAAGACCTTACGTCGCCAATTTCTAACAGTACTTCGGCTAATATGAAACTCTCTCATCAAGCTATCCCAATTACTATCTGTCTTAAGCATAGATTGAGCAAAATCATATAAATCTCCCTTTAGAAATTTTAAAGCCATCTCAAAATTATCAAGGTCATTAGCCAACCGGATATACCGTTGCGATAAATCTGCCAATTGTTCCTCGTTTTCCTGAATCATCTTCTCACGAAAATTCAGTGCAATCATCTCTGATCGTCGATTGGTAGGTGTACTTTTAACCCTAGGTTCATCAGATTTCTCAAAAACTAGCGAACCAATAACCTCATTTTCTGTCACTGGTTTGAAATGATCCAAACGATACTTTAACATCTCCAAGTCACTTTTAAGTTCATTGTAATGCGTCAGAATGTGCTCTGCCTTATCCATCTGCCCCTCCTACTTGTGCTTTAACAGCTGCAATCAGCCGTTCTTGTTGCGCATCTTTGTTTTCTAGTGCCTTGAGGATTTCCTCATCAATCGTTCCTTCAGTCACAATGTGTTGGATAACAACTGTCTCAGCCTCCTGGCCTTGACGCCAAAGTCGTGCATTTGTTTGTTGGTATAATTCCAAAGACCATGTTAAACCAAACCAGACCAAGTGATGACCACCTTTTTGGAGGTTCAACCCATGACCAGCTCCAGCTGGATGAAGTAAGCCAACTGGGACATTTCCCTTGTTCCATTCACGAATATCTTCTTCTGTTTTCAGCACCCTACTCTTTACCTTGAGTTTTTCTAAACGACCAATAATCCGAGCTAAGTCATGTTTGAACCAATAGGCCACTAAGACAGGCTCTCCATTTGCGGATTCAAGGATATCTTCAAGGGCATCAAGTTTCTGTTCATGTAAGGCCACAACCGTATGATCATCAGAATATACAGCTCCATTGGACAACTGAACTAACTTGTTTGTCAGGCTTGCAGCATTGGCAGCAGTTACTTCTAATCCATCAAACTCTGACAACACATACTCTTTCTTAAACTGACTGTACTTTTCTTTTTCCTTTTCTGACATACGCACCAGCTTCTTTGTTGAAATCAAATCAGGCATATCCAAATAATCTAGGGCTTTCATGGAAATGGTAATATCACTAATCTTGTCTAGAATTTGACACTCCGCATAATCCATGGGGATGTATTCATAGACAATGTTTCCATTGCGACGACCTTCTTCAAAGTAACGACTACGAAACTCACCGATGAACCGACCAAGACGTTCACCTCCGTCAATGACTTTAAACTCTGCGAACAAGTCCATCAGTCCATTTGAGCTTGGAGTTCCTGTCAAACCAACGATACGTTTCATGTAAGGTCGCATAGCCATGAAGGCTTTGAAACGCTTGGACTGCCAAGACTTGAAAGAACTCAATTCATCAATCACTACCATATCCCACTTGAAATAGGGACTACATTGTTCCACCAACCAAGGGAGATTTTCACGATTGACGATATAGATATCCGCATCTTTCTGAAGAGCTACTTTTCGTTGCTTTGGTGTTCCCACAATTTTCGAATACCGTAAGTGACGCAACTCCGCCCATTGCTCAATCTCATCACTCCATACTGTATTTGCGACTCGAAGTGGGGCAATAACCAAAACCTTTGTAACCTCAAATCGGTCAAACATCAATTCATTCACAGCGGATAAAGTCGTAGCCGTCTTTCCCATCCCCATGTCTAGGATGACTGCTGCATAAGGGTGACCAATGATAAAGTCCTTGGCGACTACCTGATAGTTATGTAATGTCAATTTCATCTAGCACCTCTCCAATCATCTCAATTCGGTCAATCACATAAACCTTGAACCCTAACCGCTCGAACAGTTTATGTCTTGACACTTGTAACTTCCTTGGCTTTTGGTCAGGAGCCTTCACTTCCACTAGTCCAAACTTGCCTTTAGGTAAAAACACCAAGCGATCTGGCACACCAGAAAAGGATGGTGATACCCACTTAGGACAAATCCCTCCTCGAGCTTTCACAGACTTCACCAAAGCTTGCTCAACGTACTTTTCTCTCATCGTTCTAAATCCTTTATTCAAATTGAAGTGTGTAGGTCTAGTGCAGTCATTTCTAAAACTCCTCTTATAGGCTTTTTTTATAGTAATTTTTGCTTATAGGATAGTTTTAGAAAAGACCATAATAGACCTACACAAAATCAAAAAATGTCACTCATGTTAGTCGTTTCAATCATTTTTCCGAAACCTCATTCAAAATAAGTTCCAATCATTCAGTCAACGACCTACACACCTAAAATAGTCTATCACCTCTCTTGTGGAGGTAAGGTGGCTAAAAATGTTGGTCATTAATCTAAGAAATCATAGCCATCATCAGCCAATTTCAAACCAAGAATGAGGTTCCCTTTACTTGTCCGTTTTCGTTTAAAACCTGCCTGATCAAGAGCAGAATAAAAATCGGTCGTACTGCGTGTATACTCCATGTTTTTGGCGCAATAGGCTCGATACTGACTGTAGAGTTCTCCTGATTTTTCTGTCAACTGATCACCAACTTGACAGCAGTCACTAAGGAAGTGTCCTAACCAATCATTGGCCTCACGATAGGCTTTGACGGAAGATGATACAGCAGTTGGTATTTTTGTTTTGAAGTTCGCTTTGATAGCTTTTTCTGCACCTTCGATAATCCAAGACAAAATTGCTGGTGCCGCATTGTCATACAGATGGTCCGCAAAGTTTTTGATGTCAGAGCGACCAGTGATTTTGGCATTAAATGGGATAACAAGCAAACGTCGCCACGTTCCATCATCGTTCGCCCCTACTTTAGGCAGATGGTTGGTGTAAAGAACCAGCGTGTGTGATGGCACGAAGTGGAATGGATCCTTGTACTTCTTCTCTGCTTGAATCTCATCAGTTGAAGTAATCTGCTTAACAACGGCTGTATTGAGTCTCATCCCTTCTGCCATTTCAGAAGCAATGACCAGTCGTTTCCCTTTAAGCTCTGCAAGCTCAGGACTGACATTTCGCTTGTTTGACATGGTTAAGGCATCCGCAGATAATTTACCTGAATAGCTACCTAGCACTCGAGCAATGGTATTCCAAAAAGTAGACTTGCCGTTCGCTCCGCCTCCATAGGCAATAATCATATGTTCCTGATAGACCTTCCCGATGGCTGCCATACCAATAATTTCTTGAACATAATCAATTAATTCTTGGTCATTACAGAAAAAGGTAGCTAAAGTTTCCTGCCATAATCCCATCCCCTGATCACTAGGGGAGATTGCGGTTATTTTAGTTATATAATCTTCAGGATTGTGTTCTTGTGACCCGTTTATTCCTTTTCGTAAATCATAGGTAGCCACTGGGGTATTGAGTAATAAGTCATCACTATCTAATTCTGACAATTCTACTGAAAGCATTGGCTTAGCTGTATTATAGACAGCCATCAAATTCTTATAGTCACGATGTTTCATAACAAATTTATGGAACTCTCTAGCTGCTAGATAGGCTTTTAAATATTTCAATTGAAGTGGAGTTTCAACTGCATTTTCTAGTCGCTTTCCACCAGCCTTAATAGTCAATTCATCAATACCTGAAGACTGAAGTTGTTTTTCTGTAGTTTCTAAGAGCGCATTCGCTTCAGCAAGTTGTTCATCGGTAAAGTGCACAACTGCACCTAATGCCAACTGCTTGTTCTCACGCCAGTGAGTTCCATCATAGTAAAGATAGTCCGTTGCATTTGTGTAAGCGAGCCTGTTCGCATACTCTCTTGCAAGAACTCCCGCTTCTCCAACATCCGAGTAATCATCTGGTTTTAATGTTTCTCTATTGAAGGCATCGGGAGCCACATAGCCTTTAGATGTTTTTATGGTTCTGTTGTAGAATCGGACTGCACTTCCCCAAATGGTATCTAACTCCGCTTTATCCAATGGTGGTTCACACTTTTCAGCTTGTTCATCAAAACCATCCCTAGCTTCTTGGGTCACGCCTAAACGTTTAACAATCTTAGCTGCAAATACAGACATCGTTGAATTACGACTCCCTTGCTGGATTGGTCCACTTCGAGGAGTATAGAAGTCTGCATCGAAATCTTCCTCATCATCAATAGAAACAACTTGAAACAAATCTTCATCAATAGTTAGCCATGAATCATGCCATATAACCTGTGCATTTGGATTTCCAAAGAAGAACCGTGCCGCATCTTTGGCATGATCATCAAAAAACTTGTACTGATTACAAAGTTCTTCCTTCATAGCTACGTAGACATCTTTATCAGTTACCTCATTGATTTGGAAGTAAATATGATATTTTGGTCTTGGAGCTTTTCCTGCCTTTGCCTGCATATGACTTCGACTAGTTACCAAGGAAAAGTTGTAATCCGCAAAGATTTCTTTTAATCGCTCGACCGTCATCCATTCATCTGGATTCTCAGAGTGGTCATTATCAATATCCATGACCAGAACATCCGACTTGATGAAATTGGCATTTGAGCGTGTATTGTTTAAAAACAGCCCTGCCACATGATCATACTTAGAAACATTTTTTAACGAGAATTCATCTGTAACCGTTACTTGATTGGGATAAACCGTGGTTGTCTGAACTCCAGTCTGTCCAGAATGAGACAAGGTAAATTGCATAATGCGCCCTCCAAATGTAGTTAATAATATGAGGAGTTTTTCCCTCCTACCTTATTAGGTAGAACTACGACTCATTTTTCCGCCTCTTAATAAACTTTTTTTCAAAAAAAATAATCTTCCTTTATATAGCTAGAGGAAGATTATTTTCATGTTTACCAAATTAAAAAAATTTTATAAAAAAGCGGAAAATTACATCCTAGTATTACCTATATAGGTGTAAGGGATGAAAAACATCGATTCAAAAAATTTTTAATAAAAACCGGAATTTCTGTTCACATCTCTACCTAATAAGATAGGAGGTCACAAAATGACTCAAGAAGTAACTGTGAATCACAATGATGAACTGGTCGATACTCTAACTGCCATTAGCATCATTTCAAAGCAACTCGCTCGTAAGATAAAGGAGGAAGAAAACAATGAGCAAAATGAAAGAACTGAATAGACTAATTCATGATATGGAAGAAACCGCAATGTACTACCTTCGATTGGTGGATGAGTTCAAGAAACTCCTATCTAATGATGATGAAACAGTTCCTGAACCAATATCACCAAAATCTGAACCACGAAGGGAGATTCAATTGGAAGATGTCCGTGCAGTCCTTGCGACCAAAGCTAAAGACGGATTTAAGAATGAGGTTCGCGCTCTTCTAAATGCTTACGGTGCTTCTTCTCTATCAGCACTTGACCCTAAACACTTTGCGGCAGTCCTTGAAGAAGCTGGAGGGATTGGTAATGACTAACCACGCCATTCTATCTGCTTCTGCATCGCATCGTTGGTTGAACTGCCCACCTTCCGTTCGGTTAACAGAAGATATGCCAGATGTAAACTCTGAGTTTGCCCTTGAAGGTACGGATGCTCACGAGTTATGTGCTTATCTAGTCGAGAAAGCTTTAGGTAGGAATGCGCGTGATCCGACTAAGGATTTAGCATTTTACAATCATGAAATGCAGGATTGCGCTGAAGAATACCGCAACTACGTCATGGAACAAGTTGAGAAAGCTAGAGGCTATTCACGTGACCCTACAGTTCTTGTCGAACAACGATTGGACTTTTCTAAGTGGGTACCTGAAGGATTTGGAACTGGAGATTGCCTTATTGTGGCAGACGGACTTCTTCAGGTTATTGATTATAAGCACGGACTTGGTGTACTGGTTGATGCAGACCATAACTCTCAGATGATGTGCTACGCTTTAGGAGCTCTTGAGATGTTTGATGGACTTTACGACTTTGATAAAGTCACCATGACCATCTTTCAACCACGCAAGAACAACATCTCTACCTTTGAGATTGAAAAGATTGAGTTGCTTGAATGGGCTGAAAACGTGCTCGCTCCAAAAGCTGAACTTGCTTTCAAAGGTGAGGGGGAAATGGAGTCTGGTAAACACTGCCAGTTCTGTAAACTAAAGAATATCTGTCGCAAACGTGCTGAGGATAATTTGGCTCTTGCCAAGATGGAGTTTGCGAATCCAGCTACCCTTGATAACGAGGACATTGCAGAGATTTTGCCTAAACTAGATTTGTTGATTTCATGGGCAAACGACATCAAAGCTTATGCATTAAATCAAGCAACAGATGGACATCCTATCCCAGGATATAAACTGGTCGAAGGTCGCTCTGTTCGTAAATTCTCAGATGAGTCAGCCGTTAGCCAAGCAGTGATTGAAGCAGGCTATGACCCTTATGAGAAAAAACTGCTCACTATAACTGCCATGACAAAATTACTTGGCAAGAAAACCTTTAATGACCTGCTTGGTGGTCTTATCATAAAACCAAGTGGAAAACCAACACTCGTTCCAATTGACGATAGCCGTCAAGAGATGAACCTAGCAAAACATGAATTTAAAGAGGATTAACTATATGACAACTAAAGTAATTACAGGACCAAACACTCGCTTCAGCTACTTAAATGCCAATGAGCCAAAGTCTATTAACGGTAGTACACCCAAGTACAGTGCCTCACTCATCATCCCAAAAGATGATACTGTCACCATTAACAAAATCAAGGCTGCTATTGAACAAGCACACAAAGAAGGTGAGTCAAAACTCAAGGGCAACGGTAAATCTGTACCTGCACTATCTACTCTGAAAACTCCACTTCGTGATGGTGACCTTGAACGCCCTGATGATGAAGCATACAAAAATGCTTACTTCGTAAATGCCAACTCTCCGCATAAACCTGGGGTGGTTGATGGCAATCGTCAAGAAATCATTGATACTTCAGAATTGTACTCTGGTATCTATGGTCGCGCTTCTATCACCTTCTATGCTTTCAATTCGAATGGTAATAAAGGTATTGCTTGCGGTTTAAATAACTTGCAAAAATTGCGTGACGGTGAACCCCTCGGAGGACGCACTCGTGCTGAGGATGATTTTGCGAAAGAAGACGATGATGACTTTTTGAACTAGAAATGGAGAATTAGATTGATGATGTATACTATTT